CCCCGCCCCGGGGAGGCGCAGGCCGGGCGTTCTCGCACGTCGCTGATATCCAAGGCAACCGGATAGAGGACTGCAAAAATGCCAGATATCAGCCTGCTTCAGCCGATGGTCCTCCGCGGCGTCGTGGAGAAGTTCGTCACTCCTGATACCCTGACCATGCTTTCTCGCCTGGACCAGACCCCGTAGCCGTACCCGTCGGCCACCTGGGATGTCGTCAAGGGCAGCCGCATGATAGCGATGCCCAACGTGCCCAACAGCGAGGCGCACGTCGTGGCCCGCCTCGGCAGGCAGCAGGAGGCCGCGTCCTTCATCTACCTCCGGGAGAAGAAGGTCTTCCAGCCCACGACGCTGCACTGGATTCGCGAGCCGGGCCAGCTCGCCGGCATCAACGCCGAGCGCGCGGTCTTGCGCGAGATCAACGACCTGAACGTCAGGTTCGACAACTTCGCTGAGTGGTCGATCTGGCAGGCTCTCACCGGCTCGCTGAGCTACAACTACCCGGACGTGCAGGGCACGGTGGCCTACGGTTTCCCGGCTAGTCACCTGATCACGGTCGCTTCCACGAACGCGTGGGTGCAGGGCGCTACGACTGGGACTAATCCGACCACGCTGAATCAGGTAGGTACTAACCTGGCGCAGTCGTCGGCTCCAGGGGTTACTTACGCGACGCCGTTCCAGATCGTGGAAATGGTCCGCTCCTGGAAGCGCATCATCCAGATTCACGGCCGTGTCCCTGCCCGCGAGTGCTTCGCCACCTCGGTCACCATGGCGGCGCTCATGGAAGCGTGGATTCACGGCGGCGCCGGCTCTACGGTCAACATCCCCGCGACGATGATCAGCGACCGGATGAAGGACCAGTACTACAGCTCCGGCATCATCGACGGCTTCATGGGACTCACCTGGACCCAGATCGAGCAGATGTACGAGGACGTGACCGGGAACCTCCAGTTCTACGTCCCGGACGCTTCGCTCTACATGGGCAACTACACCGACCAGCGGCCGATCGAGCTGCTCATCGGCCCGTCCGCCGACGACGAGGCTCCCAGCGGCTTCACCGGCAAGTACTCCAAGACGTGGAAAGAGCACGACCCGTCGGCTCGGCAGTACCTGATTGAGTGGAGCCTCCTCCCGGTCATCACGCGTCCCGAGCAGATGCTGTACATCACGGGGCTCGTCAACTAAGCACGTGCCGTTTTGTTTCAGGGAAGTGATCCTCCGGTATCAACAGGTACTGGAGGATCATTCTTTTCCTGGGGGCTGCCTCATGATGCTTGACCTGACACGTGACTTCACCATCCAGACGGTCCACGGCGTGGGACAGAAGAACTGGGAGGTGCTCGCTTCGGACCACGCGGAGCTTGACTCTAATGCAGTTTCTTTCGAGCAGCACGATACCGGGCAGGTTGTCGTGGTTCCGTGGACGGAGATCGCCTGCATTCGGCAGGAACTGCGTGAGAAGGGGAAACCAGATGTACTTTGACCAGAGAGCAGTAACGCCGCCGGTTTACGTGGTGACTGAGGATGAGGTGCTAGAAACTGGGACGGGGGAGAAGATGTTCGGCTTCGATGTCAACGGGCTAGTCTTGTCCACCCCTGAGTACATCACCTTCGTTCCCTGGGCCCACGTAAGGTACATGCAGCAGGCACGCACGAAAGAGGCGCAAGATGCCATCGACCTCAAGCCAGGGCCAATCCAAACCAGGACGCCGGCCAGGGCAGCCAGAGCCGCCAAGCCAGGTACTTCAGCCACCTAAGCTGAACGCAGGGCTGACCGAGCAGACCCGGGAGGAAGCCGGGGAGGACGTGCCGTTTACCGAGCCGGTACCGGCCAGGGCGCGGAAGCCGTCCCGCAAGGTACCTGCGAAGGCAGCTCTGGCAATGCCCTGGCGGTGCGAGGCCGGGCACGAGGCTGCTGAGTCGATGAAGTTCTGCCCGGAGTGCGGAGCCAGGGTTACCGATCCAGGGGCGGCTGTCACGTGCCGGAACGGGCATGAGGTAGAGCCTGCGCATAAGTTCTGTCCTGCGTGCGGGGTCTCGCTGGCTGGAGGGCAGGAGGCGCAGTACTCGGACACGGCATCCCATCTTTCGTACCGTCCTCGTCCGGATAGTGAGCTGACTCCCGATGAGCTGGCTGCGCGCAAGGCAGAGCACGCGGCAGCGGTCCGGCTTGGCAGCGAGCTGCCAGACGTTACCTACCTGACCGCTCCGCCGCCGTCTGGCGTGCAGGGCACGGTGATCCATTTCCTTGTAGACGGGTTCTCTGTGTTCGGTACCGTGTGGTTCCGCGGGCAGGAAGCGGAAGTGTGGCCGGGGCACCCTCGGTGGCCGGAGATGCAGAGACTTCTCCAGGAGGACACCACGCACCAGTTCAAGCGTTACGGGAAGCAGATGTTCGGACTCGGACCGTGGCCCGGGGAGCACAGCTATGCCGCAGGGGCAGGGCAGTTCCAGCCGCTCAAGGCACTCAGCGGGGAAGGTGTCGTGTCTCAGCCGACTGACGAGGAGCTGGCCAGGGCCGATGAGGCGGAGCGACGTCGTGGACGCCGGGTACCCATGCCTTTGGGGGTCTTATGACAGGGCGCGGGACTGCCGTCGGCAGTCCCCGATATCTAGGGTGTGGACGATGCACGGCTGGCTGCGCTAGGGCGGTTCACGCCTGAGCGAGTGTTGACGCCCGGGTACGGGGACCACTACCTGTTCTTCCCCGGGCGTGACGACGTGCACAGGATTTTGCTGTGGCTATTCACCGGGGAGACCATGGGCCTCAAGCTGAACATGTTCGGCTACGACGACCAGGCACTCAACGATGCGATCATCAGGCTGATGAAGAACCCGAACTGCGCGGTTCAGGGCACGCTGGACAAGTCGCAGGCCGGCGGGGTACACGAGCGGGCGATCCTCGCCCTGGACGTGGTGAACGACCCGGACTTCTACAACTCGTTCGTGGTCACCACGTCGGCTACCGACCAGATCAGCCATACCAAGGGCGGGGTGCTGATCGGGCAGGGCCTTGGCTGGGAGGGATCGACCAACTTGTCGGCGTCCGGTGAGGGCACAGGCATCAGCCTGGACCCGACGGTGAAGCCCGCGCCTGGTTACCGGGCTCAAAATAACACCCTGCTCGTGTCCGCGAATCCGGTGTTCTTGGCCCGGTTCGGTGCCAGGCTGGACACTGAGCACAGGGTAGGGCTGGCACGGCAGCGGAAGGCAGCTGGTTGATGTGTACCCTGTCCCAGCTATCTCCGATTTGTCTGCGTTCAGCGGGCGCGACGAG